CGCAGCCGCTGCTGGCAATGATCACGACCGCTGGCTTCGTGAGGGAGTGCATTTACGACGACATTTACGACTACGCCTGCAGGGTGTTGGACGGNGTGGTCNAGGANGAGCGGTTCNTGGCGTTCCTGTATGAGCTGGACGACCGCTCCGAGTGGACGGACTTTCGGGCCTGGGAGAAGGCCAACCCAGGCCTGGGCACCATCAAGAGCTATGAGGAACTGGCGGCCAACGTCGAGCGGGCTAAGAACGACGCCAACTTCCTCCCGACTGTGTTGACGAAGGATTTTAACATTCGTGAGACGACATCGGGCACATGGTTGACGTTCGAGGAGGCCAACAACGAGGCGACGTTCAGCCTGGACGAGCTGCGGGACACCTACGCCATCGGCGGCGTGGACCTGTCGGCCACTACGGACCTGACGGCGGCGGCCATCTTGGTCATGCGTCCTGACGGTCAGCTCTACGCGCTCGTTCAGGGCTTTATGCCCGGCGACACCATCGAGCAGCGGGCTAAGGAGGACAAGGTTCCCTACGACCGCTGGGTTGAGCGGGGCCTGATTACGCCCTGCCCGGGGAACCGAATCGACCATCGGTACGTAACCGACTGGTTTGCCAAGCTGCGGGATGAGTACGGTATCAGCACCTACTGGGTCGGCTATGACTCCTGGAACTCTCCGGCCTGGGTCGAGGACATGGAGAACCGGCTGGGCTACACCAGGAAGGAGAACCTGCTGCCGGTTATCATGGGCGCCAAGACGCTGTCGGCGCCTATGAAGTTGCTCAAGGCTGATTTGGCGGCCAAGCGGATCAACTACAACAACAACCCACTGCTCAAGTGGGCGCTGACGAACCTGGCCATCGAGGTGGACAAGAACGAGAACATCCGGCCCGTGAAGGGCCAAAACAAGCGCCAGCGCATCGACTCGGCGGTGGCCCTGATCATCGCCTATACGGTGCTCCAGCAAAAGCTTGAGGATTACAAGGCACTCATCTAAGGAGGTGACCCGGTGGAACAGCGCAACTGGTTGCAACGGCTATTTGGACGCTTCTTTGGCCGCCGTACCGGGCTCACCCAGGTGAAAGTCATGGCCGGTTACACGCCCATCTTCACGCCTTGGGGCGAACGGCCTTATGAAGCCGATGTTGTGCGGGCCGCCGTTGACGCCATCGCCCGTAACGCGGCCAAGCTGAAGGCGAAACACATCCGCCGGGNCAATGGCGAGGTCATTCACGTCAAGAACAGCGATATCGAGCGGGTGTTGTCCCTCCGGCCCAACCCAAAGATGTCGGCCTACGACCTGCTTTACAAGCTGGTCACGACGCTGATGATGGACAACAATGCCTGGGCCTACCCGGTCTGGGAAGCTGGGCGTCTGGTGGCCGTATACCCAGTTAACTGCGTGTCGGCAGAGCTGCTGGAGGACAGCGCCGGAGAGTTGTACGTGAAGTTCGTCTTCATGGAGGGCGGCACGGTGGTGCTGCCCTACAGCGACGTTATCCACCTTCGGCGGCACTACTACAACAACGACTTGCTTGGCAGCCCGAACCAGCCCATCAACGCCACGTTATCAGCGATCCACACGACCAACGAAGGGCTGGCACAGGCGGTCAAGACGAGCGCCGCGCTCCGGGGCATCCTCAAGTTCCAAGGGATGCTCAAGGAGTCGGACATCGAGGCCCAGCGCGAGCGGTTCATCAAGGAGTACCTGACGGTGTCCAATAGCGGTGGGATTGCGGCCCTGGATGCCAAGGCGGAGTACATCCCGCTGAACACCGAGCCCAGGATGATCAACGCGGCCCAAATGAAGGAGCTGCGGGATGCCGTCTTTCGCTACTTTGGAGTCAACGAGGCCATCATCATGGGCAACTACACCGAGGACCAGTGGAATGCGTTTTACGAGAGCACCATCGAGCCGCTGGCCGTNCAGATGNNNCTGGAGTTCACAACCAAGCTGTTCAGTGACCGGGAGATCGGCCACGGCAACGAGATCGTGTTCGAGGCAAACCGGCTGCAGTATGCCAGCGTGAGAACGAAGCTGGAGCTCGTCCAGCTTGTTGACCGCGGCATTATGACCCCGAACCAGTTGGCGGAGGTTTTCAATCTGCCGCCAGTTCCTGGCGGGGACGTTCCGATTCGCAGGCTGGACACACGGCCGGTGGACGAGACGGACGGTGCAGCGCCGTCCAACGAAGGAGGCGAAGGCGATGCCGCTTCCTAAGCCGAATGACGGCGAAACCAAAGAAGAATTCATCGACCGCTGCATGGCCGACGAGACCATGCAGGAGGAGTTCCCCGACGAGGCGCAACGCTATGCCGTCTGCCTCGCCCAGTGGGATGAGCGGTCGGCGNTTCGGCCCCAGCGGGAAATCCGCATGGCCGAGCTGCGGGCCATCGAGCCGGCCGGGGACACCCAGGAGATGATCGTCGAAGGTCGGGCCATCGTCTACGAGAGCCCGACCGTTTTGTTTGAGATCGATGGCGTCAAGTACTACGAGGTGATCGCCCGCGGAGCACTGGAGGGCGCCGACCTCAAGGACGTGCCCTTCAAGTACAACCACAGCGACAGCGTCATGGTGATGGCCCGCACCCGGAACAAGACGTTGGAGTTGATTCCCGACGAGCAGGGGCTGTTGGTGCGGGCGAAGCTGGCCAATACGACAGCGGGGCGGGACTTGTACGAGCTTATCAAGCGCGGCGACGTGGACAAGATGTCCTTCGCCTTCACGGTGGCTGAGGACAGCTATGACCGCGATACCCGCACCCGCCGCATCCTGCGCTTCAAGCGCATTTGGGACGTGTCGGCGGTGGACATGCCGGCCTACGAGGCTACCTACATCAGCGCGCGGAGCTACTTCATGGCGCAGGCGGAGGCCGAGCGCCGGGTCGCGGAGGCGACTGCGAAGCGGCGCCGCAAGCTGATCATTCAAACTTACTTGTAAGGAGTGTGAAAACATGAACCTGCGTAAACGTCTGCAGGAGATCGAAGCCCGGAAGGCTGAGATCCGCCAGCTGTTGGAGACGGACGAGAATGCCGACCTGGACGCGCTGGAAAAGGAGCTGAAGGGTCTGGCCGACGAGGAGAAGGAGCTGCGCCGGCGCCTGGACGTGGCGGCTAGCATCGAGGTCGGGACGGCGCCCGAAGTCCGGGTGATCGAGTCCACGGCCGGNCGTGCTGCTAGNGCGCAGCAGAATCGTTCGGTGGACAAGCTGGAGAGCATTGAGTACCGCCGGGCGTTCATGGACTACGTCACCCGGGGCATCAAGTCCGACATCTTGGAGTTCCGGGCCGACGAGACCACGTTGCCTTCGGACATTGGCGCCGTCATCCCGACCACGATTCTGAATCGGATCGTGGAGAAGATGGAGGAAGTTGGTCGCATCTGGTCGCGGGTCACCAAGACCAGCATCCAGGGCGGCGTGGAAATCCCGGTGTCGACCGCCAAGCCCACGGCTGTGTGGCTTGCCGCCGGCGAAGTTGCGAACAAGCAGAAGAAGACGGTCAACGCGACGATCAGCTTCTCCTACCACAAGCTGCAGGTCCGCGTGGCCGTCGAGCTGGTGGCGTCGGTTGTTGCCCTGCCCATCTTCGAACAGACGATTGCCGACAACATTGCCGAGGCGATGGTCAAGGCGTTGGACAAGGCCATCATTTCGGGCACCGGCACCGGCCAGCCGCTGGGTATCGTGAATCACAACGTGCCGGCGGCTCGAATCGTCTCCCTGGCGCCGTCGGAGTTCGGCAAATATACCACCTGGCCGGCCGTATTCGCCAAGGTGCCGCGGTCTTACCGGTCCGGCGTAGCGCTCATCCTGAACGACGCCGACTGGCACAAGTACATCGTCGGCATGGTCGACAGCACTGGCCAGCCCGTTGCCCGCGTGAANTATGGCCTGGACGGCTCCATCGAAGAGCGATTCCTGGGCCGGGAGGTCATCGCGGTCGAGGACTTGCTGCCATCCATCGACGAGGCTTCCGTTGGGAACGTCGTGGCCATCCTGTGCCGCTTGGAGGACTACATGGTTAACTCCAACATGGCCATCACGTACCGTCGCTACTTTGACGAGAACACGGACGAGTGGATTAGCAAGGCGACGATGATCGCCGACGGCAAGCTCGCCGACCCCTACGGCGTGGTTCTGATCAGGAAAGCCGCNTCGAACGGGAACGGCGACGAGTAAGGACGTGGCGCCGGGCGCCGATTGGTGTCCGGCGCTCACTTTCGCTGAGGTGATGGACGATGGCCCTGCTCGATGACGTCAAAGTGGCTCTCCGCATCAGCCCCGGCACCACCGCTTATGACGGCGAAGTGCAAGATCTGATTGCGGCGGCCAAGGCCGACCTAAAGCGCGCCGGCGTTGATCCGGCGAAGGTGGATGCAGCAGATGAAGTGCTGGATCCACTCATCAAGCGGGCCATTGTCGTCAAGTGCAAGGCCGAATTCGGGTTTGACAATCCCGACGCTGAGCGGTTGAGCCGTGCCTACGAGCACTTAGTGGCCGCCCTGACGCTCTCGCAAGATTATCTGCCGCCCAAGGAGGCGTGAGCGGTGCTGTTCAGAGACGTCATTGAACTGCTTTCGAGGACGTTGGAGCAGGACCCGCTCACGGGCGAGATGCGGGAGGTCGAGGCGGCCCGGCAGGTGTTCGCCAACCGCAAGTCAGTGCGTCAGTCGGAATTCTACGCGGCGCATATGGCTGGGTTGATGCCTGAGGTCATGTTTGAGGTGCGCTCCATCGAGTATCAGGACGAGCGGGCGTTGCGCTACCAGGACAAGCGGTACGACATCATTCGCACCTATGACCGGGGCGAAATGTTGGAGCTGGTCTGCGCGGCGGTGCAGGAGTGATGGGCCGTGGAAATCCGCTTCGAAATGCAGGGNGCGAAGACGGTGCTCCGGGTGTTCGAGGGTATGCGCCGTAACACCCAGCGGGCAACCGTCACCCGCGCGGCCCGGGTAGCGGCCAAGCGCATCGGCGAAGAGGCGCGCCGACGGGCTCCACGCCACCCCGGCGGCCCGAGCCATCCGGGCCAAGGCCACGCGTACAAGACCATCAAGTGGCTTTTGGTAGAGAAATGGCCAGACCGAGCGACATTCGCTATCGGTGCCACGGACCACGGGTTCTACCTCAATTTCCATGAGACGGGCACCTACAAAATGCCTGCCCGTCCCCGGCTGCGGCCGGCGCTGGACGCCGTTGGCGCACGGGCTGTGCAGGAGGCCGGAGACGTGTTCCGCGAGGCCGTGCTGCAGGCGGCCGCGAAGGCTAAGGGCAAGCAGTAACGGTGGTGATGCTATGGCGCTAGAGGTCGAAATTCTGGTCCGCCAGCGCCTGCGAGCCTCGCCCGAGGTGCAAGCC